CGCGCCGGTGACCGACGAGGTTATCCGCCATTGGAAGGAAAAGGCTGGCGATCGGCAAACGGTGGTGTTTTGTTCGACCGTGGCCCACGCCGAAAATGTCGCCGAGGCGTTCAGCGCCGCTGGCGTGGCTACGGCCGTAATCCATGGCAGTCTCGGGGCCGAAGAACGCAGGAGTATTCTGGCCGCCTATGCCTCGGGTAAAACCCGCGTCATCGTAAATATCGCCGTCCTCACGGAAGGTTGGGACCATCCACCGACCAGCTGCGTGGTGCTGCTGCGGCCCAGTTCATACAAATCCACCATGATGCAGATGGTCGGGCGCGGCTTGCGCACGATCGATCCGGCCGAACATCCGGGTGTCATCAAGACCGATTGCATCGTGCTGGATTTCGGCACCTCGACCCTGCTGCACGGCTCGCTGGAGCAGGATGTCGATCTCGACGGGCGCGAAGGCAGCGGCGAGGCCCCGACCAAGGAATGCCCCGAATGCGAGGCCACCGTGCCGCTGGCAGTGATGGAATGCCCGCTTTGCGGCCATCTCTGGGAACGTAACGAGGCTGACGGCGCATCGGAGCTGTCTGAATTTGTCATGTCCGAGATCGACCTGTTGAAACGCTCCAGCTTCCGCTGGTGTGATCTGTTTGGGGATGACGCTGCCCTGATTGCCAACGGATTTGTCGCCTGGGGCGGGGTGTTTTTCCTGAATGGCCGCTGGCACGGGATTGGTGGGCGGCAAAAGGAACAACCAAAATTGCTGGCCGTTGGCGAGCGCACGGTTTGCCTTGCCGCTGCGGATGACTGGCTCAACACCCATGAGTCCGACGAGAGCGCCCATAAAACGCGGCGCTGGCTGAACCAGCCGCCAACGCAAAAGCAGCTGCAATATCTGCCTGCGGAATATCGGCAGGATTTCGGGCTGACTCGGTATCAGGCCTCGGCGCTGCTGTCTTTCCGCTTCAATCGCAACGCCATCCGTTCGCTGGTGTTCGGGGCGGATCGCGGTGGTCGCACCGTTCGCAACGGCGATGCGATCGGGAGGGCGGCATGAGACATGACCCGTTTTCCGACAACAACAGATCGGCAACGTCTGTGGCATCCGCGTGGCAAGCTCTGTGCGGTCTGCCGGCAACCCACCCGTGGTTTTGGCTGGCGCGATCCGGTGCGCTCGAGTCGGCCGCGCCCGTCCTGCTGGTTTTGTTCGATGGCCTGTCAGGGTTTTTGGGCGGCTCGGGCCCTGGCATCTTCAGGGTGGTCTGTGGCCATGGTTGATCTCACCGAAGAAGAACGCACCGCCATCACCGCCACCATGCAGCGTATCGCCCTGCTGATGGAGGAAATCGGCTGGCAGTCAAAGCTGGCTGATCTCACCGAACCACAGGTCCGCGCCCTGATCGAGGAAGCCGTCGAGGGCTTTCGCGAGGCCATGGCCGATATCGCCAAATCGCAAGTATCGGAGATACCGTTTTGACACTGGACTACAACCCGCGCCCCTCCATGGGTGAACGCATCAATGATCTCGTCGATGCGGCGCTGATTGCCGAGCGGGACAACGAGACGCCGCGCGATTATCTCGGGGCCTCGCGTCTGGGCGTGCCATGCGAACGGGCGCTGCAATTCGAGTTCGCACAAGCCCCGAAAGATGATGGTGCTGATTTCAGCGGACAGGTTCTGCGTATTTTTGCCATTGGCCATATGCTTGAGGATCTGGCCATTCGCTGGTTGCGCGCCGCCGGTATTGATCTCGTCACGCAAAAAACCGATGGCGGCCAGTTTGGCTTTTCCGTCGCGGGCGGGCGTATTCGCGGCCATGTGGACGGCATCATTATGGGCGCTCCCGCCGCTCTCGGTTTGCGCACACCTGCACTTTGGGAATGCAAAACCATGAATGCCAAGAACTGGCGCGCCTGCGTCAAGGACGGGGTTGCGATTTCCAAGCCGGTCTATGCCGCCCAGATCGCCATCTATCAGGCCTATATGGAACCGGTGGTGCCGGGGATTTCGGCCGCACCGGCGCTATTCACCGCCATCAACAAGGACACGGCTGAGCTTTACCACGAACTGGTGCCGCTCAACGCCGCCCTGGCGCAGCGCATGTCGGACCGCGCCGTGCGCATCCTGCAGGCGACGGACGCGGGCGACCTGCTACCCCGCATCGCCCAATCCCGCGATTTCTTTGAATGCCGGTATTGCGCCTACGCGAACCGTTGCTGGGAGCAGAATAAATGACAGATAAAATTGATGATGACACACCCGCCGATGAAACCGCTGCTGCAGCATCCGGTGGTAAGGGAAAAGGCAGTGAGCCGCCCAAAGATGCGGGTCAAGGCACCGATGCCGAAATCCTCCATTTCAACCCGTGGCGGGATTTCAATGATGCGGCCCCCGCAGGGCACGCTGTCCCCGCTGGGCACGTTGCCCCGCAGGTTGATGTGTTTGGTGATGAACCCGACCCCGAGCAAATCTCGGCCTTTATGGATATGGTGTTCGGTTATTGCGAAGGCCTGATTCCGGTCCGCAGTTTTATCGACAAGGGGCAAGGCATCGACGGGCGACCGCACAATATCTGGCTGGAAGCCAATGGAAATACACCCGACAAGATGACCACCTTCGCCAACTGGGCCTCGCGCGAAGGGGCGGCGGTTTACGTAATCCCCGGCACGGTGGCCGAGGCCGGACAGGCAAAAGCGGCGGATGTTTTGCAAATGCAGGCGCTGGCCGTCGATCTCGATACCGGTGATATTGCCGCCAAACGCGCGCATCTCGAAGCGCATCTGGGCGCGCCCACAATGGTGGTGCAAAGCGGTGGCATCACCCCCGAGGGCCTGCAGAAATGCCATATCTGGTGGAAGTTGACCGAACCGGTCGAGGGCAGCGATGTGGCGCGGGTCTGCCGTCTGCGCGGGGACATTGCTGCCAAGGTCGGGGGCGACATGCATTTCCGCTCGGCGCATCAACCAATACGGGTGGCAGGCAGTGTTTATTACAAAAACAGCCTCAAGACGCTGGTGCGCATTCTTGAAATCAACCCCGCCATGGAACGCGATCTCGATGAATTCACCGAGGCGGTGCAGGATTTGCCGCCCGCGCCGGGGATTTCGCTCGAGCCGGATTTTGTGCGCGAGGACAAGGCCAAAACCGCTGACGTGCTGACAACGCCGGTGCGCGAGAGCGCGCAGGACGACTGGTCTCGTTTTGAGGGCGCTTCGGCTGCGATCGGGCATTTCGTGCGCATGGTGCATGAGGGCCGCATGTCAAAGGATGCGGGCTGGGAGGGCATCTGCGGTTACAACGCCGCCATGCTGCGCCCGAGCTGGCCGGTTGAGCGGCTGCAGCGCGAGGCCGAACGCATCTGGGCCCTGCATGTGGAAAAGAATGGCCCGCCCCTGTTGCGGCTTGATACCGGCGCACCGGTGCCCACCACCATGCCGGCGTTCAGGCTGGGCGAATTGCTGGACGACACTGCGCCAATGCCCGAGGACATCATCGCGCCCCGCGTTTTGACCCCCGGCGGGCTATTGGTGGTCGGTGGCGCGCCGAAGGTTGGCAAGAGCGATTTCCTGATCTCCTGGCTGGTGCACATGGCTGCCGGTGTGCCGTTCCTCGGCTTTACCCCGCCGCGGCCTCTGCGGGTGTTCTATCTGCAGGCCGAGATCCAGTATCACTATCTGCGCGAACGGTTGAAGCAGATCGCCCTGCCGCCCGAGGTGATCAATGCCGCACGCGATACCTTCGTGGCCACGCCCAAGCTGAAACTGCTGCTGGACGAGCAAGGCAGCGCCATGGCTGCCGCAGCGGTCAAAGAGGCGTTTCCGAACGATCCCGCCGACATCCTCTGCATCGATCCAATCCGAAATGTTTTCGATGGCGGGCCCGACGGTGGCGGTGAAAACGACAACGGCGCGATGATGTTCTTCCTGCGCGACCGCATCGAGGTTTTGCGCGAGGCGGTGAACCCCGATTGCGGCGTGATCCTCGTTCATCACACCAAAAAGCTGGGCAAGCATCAGGTGAAAGAAGACCCGTTTCTGGCCCTGTCCGGTGCCAGCTCCCTGCGCGGGTTTTACACCTCCGGCATCATCATGCACCGCCCTGACGAGGAGGCGAGTGAACGTAAGCTGGAAATCGAGCTGTGCAACGGACCGGCGCTGCCCTCCAAACTGATCGACAAGGTCAGGGGCCAATGGGTCGAGCTGAACCCGATGAACGAGCGCCTTGTGCGCAAGGATGTGGGGGCGAAACAGGATGCGGAACGCCTCCGGAAACAGGATGTGATCCTCGGTATTCTGCTGGATGAAGCGCAGACTGGCCGCCTTTATACCACGATGCAGCTGGCTGAAACCTTCGAGAACAAGGCGGGCCTCGGCAGCAAGCATACCATCCGTGAGCGCCTGAGTGTCCTGTCGACCAAAGGATTTGTGAAATTCCTGCGCGATGCTTCGGCATTCGGATTTGCGAAAACACGGTCGCGGTTCGGATATCTCTGTGTCGAAGCCATGGAATTCGGTGCCGGCGAGACGGTTGATCCTGTGACCGGCGAGGTCACGCAAGCGGCCAGGCCGGTGCATCCCAGCCACTACAAATGCCCCCAGTCCGGGGTCTGTCTCGAGGTCGAAAATCCGGCGGTCTGGGTCTATCCGGACGGTCTGAATGACGACCCAACTCATATGAGTGAGGCCTGACTCTTATGTGTGAGCTAACAGTGCATTCAATGAAATCAACGGGTTACGGGGAAATAAGAGTTAGGTCCCGAACTCTTCCCCGAAGACTTCAAGAACGTGAATTTTCGTTCAATAACAACAAGATACCCGTATGTGAACAGTTAGGTGTTGATACCCCCATACTACGTATGGGGGGCCAACCTGCAGGTTTGGCCCTCTTCCCATACGTATGGAGTGTTCGCGCGT